GAAGAGGAAAACTTCAATCGGGAGTAAATCAATTAGCAGATGCTGTTGCAAGTACATTAGGTCCTTATGGCCGTAATGTAGTAACTGGGAACCAAATGGGGGTTCAGTCAACTAAAGATGGTGTTACTGTTGCTAAACAAGTTACACTTGAAGACAAAACAGAAGATCTTGGTGCTCAAGTTGTTAAACAATCTGCGATCAAAACAGCTGAACAAGCTGGAGATGGAACCACAACCGCAACTGTTTTATCAAGAGAAATTTTTAACCAGGCATTAGAAGCTGTTAGTCATAAATCTAATAATGCTATTGATATAAAAAGAGGAATTGATAAAGCTGTAAAAGATGTAGTCTCTTATCTAAAAGAAAATTCCCAGGATATTTCAAACGAGGACCAACTTAAACAAGTGGCTACTATCTCAGCTAATAATGACACTGAAATTGGTACACTTATAGCTACCGCTTTTGATAAAGCGGGGAGAGAAGGAGTTATTACAGTTGAATCTAGTAAAACCCACGAAACTACACTTGAAGTAGTTGAAGGTATGCAGTTCGATAGAGGATATAAATCACCTTATTTTGTTACTGATAATGGATCAATGACATCCCAACTTGATGAACCTTATATTTTAATGTATGATGGTAAAATTAGTGCTGTAAAAGAATTATTACCTATCCTTGAAAGAGTCAGCCAACAAAATAAATCTCTATTAATTGTTGCCGAAGATATTGATGGTGAAGCACTTGCAGCTATGATTGTAAATAAAATGAGAGGCATTCTAAAATGTGCTGCTGTTAAAGCACCTGATTTTGGAGAACGTCGTACTATGATTTTAGAAGATATGGCAGCTCTTACAGGTGGTACTGTTATTTCAAAACAAAAAGGTATGAAACTTGATAAAGTTACCTTTGAAATGTTAGGAGAGGCTAGGGGTATTACTATTTCCAAAGAAGAAACTACAATTGTAGATGGGAATGGTACTGAAGAGGCTATTGAAACACGCCTTAATGAGATCAAAGATCAAATCGAAAAAGCAGAAAGCAATTATGCTCGCGAACAATTACAACAGCGTCTAGGAAAATTAGCAGGTGGTGTAGCAGTAATCAACGTTGGTGGTCATACAGAAGCTGAAATGAATGAATGTAAAGATAGAGTTGATGACGCAGTTCATGCAGTTAAAGCAGCTATTGAGGAAGGTATTCTTCCTGGTGGTGGTCATGCTTTACTTTGTGCATCAACACAAATTCAAAATGACACATTGAATTCTTCTCAAGAAATGGGTTATGAAATTGTTCGCAAATCTATTCGCAAACCATTCTATCAAATCCTTTCAAATGCTGGTTATAATCATGAAAAATGTACCTTAGCGGCATTAAATGTAGAAGGTAATTTTGAATTAGGATGGAATTTAGCTACTGAAAATGAAGTTAATATGCTCACTGAGGGTATTATTGATCCAACTAAAGTTACACGTTGTGCTCTTGAAAATGCGGCTTCAGCAGCGGGTATTCTCCTTACAACTGAATGTGTAATTACGGATACTCCTAAAAAAGAAACCGAATCTGTACCTGAGCAACCAATGTTTTAATGGATCTATTTGTAGAAAAATATAGACCTCATAATCTTGATAACTTTATTGGTGATAGTACTGTTAGGGATAAAGTTCAAGAATATATAAATGAGGGTACCCTACAAAACTTACTATTATTTGGTCCAGCGGGGACTGGAAAGACCTCGTTGGCCAAATTAATAGTTAAACAGCTAGAAGCAGATTATCTTTATATTAATGCAAGCGATGAAAGAGGGATAGATACTATTAGAGATAAAATTGTCCCTTTTGCTTCAAGTATTGGGTTTAATGGATTAAAAATAATAATATTAGATGAATCAGATTATCTTACCCCCCAAGCTCAAGCAACACTTAGAAATGTTATCGAAACATTTAATAACTCATGTCGCTTTATTTTTACTTGTAATTATCTGGATCGTATCATTAGTCCTTTACAGTCCCGTTGTGTTGCCTTTGGCATTATACCACCTTCTAAAAAAGAAGTGGGACAACATATATTACAAATATGTGAAAAAGAAAAAATCAATTACACTAAGGAAGATTTAGGACAAATAATTCTAACTCATTATCCGGATATTCGTAAAATACTTAACACAGTACAAGGTAGTGTAAAAGGAGGAAAATTAATTTTAGACTCAAAATCATTAGTTAATACTGATTTTGAAAATAAGGTAGTAGCTGCCTTAAAAAATAAAGCTAAACTAAATGATATTAGACAAATAATTGCCGATAGTGGTGCACAACAATTTGAGTCATTATTTAGGTGTTTATACGATAATGTAGAAGAATATACTACAAATATTGGAGAAGCAATTATAATTATTTCCCAATATCAATATGAATATAGTTTTGTTATTGATAAAGAAATTTGTGTAGCCGCTATGTTAAATAAATTATTAAAATTATGAGTGTAAATTCACAAAAACAAACATATAAAAACTTCACAGAATGGTTAATGTGGTTTAATAGAAAATATAAGAGATTAGAAAAGAAACATCCACAATCTAGAAAAAAATACTAATAATGCAACAACAACAATTTAATATAGATTTAAGTCAAACAACTCCCGTAGTATGCGAAAACTGTAGTCATGAACATTTTACCCAAGTTAGCTTAATGCGTAAGTTATCACCTATGTTATCACCTACAGGTGAACCAACTTTAATTCCTATTCCTGTTTTTGCTTGTACTAAATGTAATCATGTAAATAAAGAATTCTTACCTAAAGATGACACCCTTTGATTATTTAAAATTAGTCCATAATAAAAAGGTTAGGTGGGAAGATCTAAATGAGGAAGAACAAAAAAGTTGGAACACCTTCATTATAAATAGGGCCCTTAGTTTTAATTCAAATTATATAGATATAGTAAATAATATCCAACCTTATACAGGAGGTCAACTAACCCCAGCTGAAATATTTAAATATTATCAAAATATATTACCTAACAATTTTAGATTTAATAAATGGATTAAAGGAAATAAAGAAAAATCTTATAATCCTCAATTACTTGTTACTGTAAGTACATATTTTGAATGTTCTGCTAAAAAGGCTAGTGAGTATTTAAATATTTTATCTAAAAAAGAAACTAAAAATCTACTTAAATATATAGGTTTACAAGAAAGTGAAATAAAAAAGCTAATAAAAAAATGAAAGATAAAATAGGAATTATAGGCCAAGGATTTGTAGGAACAGCTGTTCGTGAAGGACTACAGAACTATTTTACTATATTAACATATGATAAAAATGGTAAATGTAGTAATACATTAGAAGAAGTAGTAAAAGGGTGTAAAATTATATTTTTATGCTTACCAACACCCATGGTTAAGAAAACTGGAGAATGTCATATAGGGATTCTTGAATCTGTATTAGGACAAGTAGAACCGATATGCCAAAATCTAGATTATTATGGTAATGAACAGCGCATTATCGTTATTAAATCAACAATTCCCCCAGGAACAACAAAATATCTTCAACATAAATACCCAAAGCTTAAATTTGTGTTTAATCCAGAATTTCTCACAGAGGCAAATTCAATAAATGATTTTAAAAACCAAACAAGAATTATTATTGGGGGTCCTAAAATAGAGGCTTCAAAGGCATTTCCCAAAGTAAAAATAATAAAAACCGATTCTAGTTATGCAGAAATGGTTAAATATGTTACAAATTCATTTCTAGCAACAAAGGTATCATTTGCTAATGAAATGTATGAAATATGTGATGGTTTAAATATAGATTATGATAAAGTAATTGAATACGCCCAACATGATGAAAGGTTAGGATATTCTCATTGGAATGTTCCTGGACCTGACGGAGATTTTGGGTATGGGGGACATTGTTTTCCAAAAGATGTAAAAGCACTAATAAAAGTAGCTGAAGATCTAAAAATTAAACCAATAGTACTCCAAGCAACAAATTCTAAAAATGATAAAGTTAGAAAAAACCGAAATTGGGAAAACCAAAAAGGAAGAGCAATAATATGAATAATGTAAATTTTACCCCAGAAGATGACGCAGCAGTAAAATGGTGCGAAGAAAAATATCCCGAACTTACAACCGAATATAAAAAAATTATGATGGAACAGTATATTTTATTCTGTAAAAAACATCGTAATTATGGTACTTCAAATATAAATGTAGGTACTAATTTAGAAACTAATGCTGACATTAAACTCTCACTTACTGGTTTATGGTTTAGACTGAATGATAAAATCCAACGATTAAAGAATCTAATAGTTTTAGGAGAACCCGACACAGTAGGAGAATCAGTAGAAGATACATTTAAAGATCTTAGCGTATATGGGATTATAGGTCAAATCGTACAGCAAGGTAAGTTCAAATGATTATCGAAAATATTCAAAGCACAGTAGTCCCTAAAATGGACTACGAAAA